TCACTCATCACTACCACGCTCCTTTAAATTTATAATTACATGACAGATGTTTTGAAATATTGCATTTGGCTCTCTATCTTTTAATGTCCCGTTAACGATTAAATCATCTATCTCATCAAACGCCTCTGCCTTTCTTTTCGTTTCTGCCATATCATTGATGAGTTCGTCATGCTCTTTAGACGTATCATATAAATTCTTTTCTATTTCATAACTCAACTTAATTTCTTTATCTAATTTTCTTTCTAACTCTGCATTACGCTCACGCAATTTCTCAAGGTCATCAAGCAATGCGTCATAACTTTTTTGTGATAATGTTACTGTCATTCCACCATAGCACCGTCCTTCCAAATTAAAGTCATTGTGCCGTCGTTATTAATTAAATTAAATGTTTTAGTTTTTGCGCGACTAGAGTTAATTTCAAGTACTTCCTTGATGTTTTCATTCTCGTGATAATCTATAAAAATTTCGTCATCGACACCTGTAAAAATTTCAATGAACATAGGCAAAACTGTATCCTCGTCGATTTCTTTTTCAATTTCGACTGTGAAAGTTTCATTTATAGCAATTTCATGCTCTATCGACAAATTTTGAATTTTATCGAAATACACAGAACCACCATCAAGATTGCTATAAAAAGCCTTGTCACTAACTTCGTTCTCCCACGCCCATTCAATCAACTCTGGCAACGTCATCTCTACCTTACGTTTAATCTTTGCCATTCCTTACACACTCCCTGTTCCTTTTTATGTCACACTCACTAACTTTCATCGTCACTCTGCTTCCTGCTACCTTAACCACAAAGCCGTTGACACCTAGCTTACGTAACTCCTGTTGTATCTGTGTAGGTGTTTTGGCTTTAGTGTTGTAGCGATAGCGTTGGTTGATTGTATCGCTAAGTATCATGAGACTAACTCCTCACATATCTCATCAAACGTTTGAATACCTCTACCGTCAGTGACATCCATAATTACGCCATACACATATTGATTGATACTGAACTCTGCTCGGTCCTGCTCGTTTGAAATATGTCCCGTTCCTTGTCTGATGTCGGTACATTGAACATAAATCTTAATGTCCTTCTCACTTGCTCTTTTAAGGTGCTGTACGTACCCCATTTCGCAAATTGTACCTTGTGCATGAGGTAAGTAATCGAATATCATAATGTTACTGCGTTCCATACCCTCTGTATCATTAGCTACAATACGTTCTGCTAATTTATCTTGCTTAGCATTAGCTTTATCATTGATGCCCTTATCGTCATGTGGTGCATAAACTTTAAAACCTAATCGCTGTAACTCTTGCTTTTCCCACTCTCTACGCATCTGTTGGCCAATACTAAGCATGTCTCCACCTAAATAGATCATTGTTGTGCCTCCATTTTTTCAATCAATCTATCTGCATAATCTCTAGCTTTTTTAATATCCGCTAATTCATCATCTTTCCGACCTGCACGAACTGGATATTTAATCATGTTACCTTTCATAAAACCTTTGAATTGTTCAAACGGTAATTGTTGATACAAGAAATCGATAACATCTATATTTTCGCTACCTTTATAATGATTGGGGATGTTGCTGTCTTGTTCTTCTTTATAAAAAGAAGTGTTACTAGGAATATCAACTTCTTGTTCTTTTACGTCTGTTGTAAATTTTGCGCCTGTAATTTTATCTACTACATCTATTTCCATTTCTGTATCTCCTGAGTATTTAATCTTACGAGTGAATGGCTCGTTCACTTTCACGAAGTCCCAAGTATCATCTATCTCAATTTTTCTGCCTGCTTCTGTTTCAACTTTTGCCCAAAAGTAAATTCCATACTTTTGATTAGTTGCACCAGATTCATCAACAATCGCTAAAAAACTACGAAGTTTATCGCGAGTATATATTCTGATTACATCATTTCTCATTAATTCACTAATTATCATTCTCTATTCCTCCACTTTTGCAATTTCATAATGATTACTAATATTAAAAGTGTGCTTTCCTACTTCTACAACTGCATAAGGTTTACTACCGTTAAAATGTAATTCTCTGACTATCCCTGTTGTTGAATAACTTTCTGGTCGTCTAAACCAAATATTATCTCCAACTTCTAATTGTTCGATTGTAACGTTTTCTACCATTCGCTTATCCCCTTACCTTTGGAAATATATCGTTCTCTGCTAAGTATCTAAACCACTTACTACTTACTCTGTGCTTGGCTACTAATTCTTGTGAACGTCTTGCTCTTGCAATACGCTCGTTACGTCGTTTACGTTTCAACGCTCTTTCGTGTCTAATTTCTGCTTGCTGTATCTCATACAGCTGCTTAGCTGTTAATTGCTTTTCATTTCTTTCGTACGTCTGCACCATATTCATATACTCCTTTACCATGTATTAATTCTGGTCCACGTAAACCTTCTGCATAACGTTTTCTAACTGTGCTATCAGATACGTCAAAATATTTGTACACATCACACAATCTGTAACGTTTACCGTTTAAATTCACTTTCGGCATGGTGTCACTTCCAATCTGCATAACTGACACTAACGTCAGTAATGTTTTTGATATTATCGAGTAAATTGTCAGGATCGTTTTTATATCTATTAGAGTAATGTTCGATATAGTTTTCTCTATCTGCATGTTTGCTTATCCAAATAGGCTGTTCTACTTCCACAGTTAAATCGAATGTGAGTTTTAGTGTTTCTTCTTGCATTACACTTCCTCCACTTCTAAAATAATTTTCGGTTCCTCTGCATATTGCTTAAAACTGTGTATTTCAACGATTTGGTTATCGTCTTTCCATAGATGATCGTTCGCTGCATCTAACACAGTTTTGATTAAGTTATCTATATCAGGCTTAGTACGTTTGTACTGACCTATCGCTATCAGCTTTTGATTTTTCGACCAACTCTTAGGTGGTTTAAAGTAAAAGTAAAGCGATACCTTAAGTTGTGTATTCAACATCTTTTTAGGTAACTGGCTCTGTATAAATTTCTTATGCGCCGTGTATGACGCTGGCATGTATGTTTGAACAAATCTACCTGTATTTCTGAAACGTGGACGAGGCGAGCCAATAGGTGCCTCATACGTTTCGTTAAAGTTAATGTCTATCTGCACGTTGTCACTCCTAGAACAAGAATTCATCTATTGTTGTCTGCTGTTGTAATTCTTCTTTTCTGAATAATTTATGTTTACGTTTCATCTTTGCTAACTCATCTTTAGTCACAAGTGGTTTAAAATGCTTATCACTCATTCCGCCTTTATTAGCAAGATAGAAAGTACCGTCATCTCTAGGCAGAACCCTAAGCATTTCCCAACCGTCGCTTTCATATAGGCTATATGCGTTAGGTTGATTTTCTATAAGTCCCATCGCTTTGCCTCCACTTTGTTTCATCTAATATTTTTGATTTAACGTTATCGTAATCATCAAAAAAGGTTATTTCTTCACTTTTTAATAATCTATCTACTGCCCAACCCATTTCTAAAATGCTTTTTTGAATGATTGGGTCATCTTTGTAATCGTTACGGTACAAGTCGCCTAACAACGTTTGTAATTCTGCAATAATCATTAGTAAAACCTCTGTGTTTTTTTGTAGAATTCAAGTTCAACAACGCCCGTCTCACCGTCTTTATTTTTAACGACGTTTAACTCAATATCTGATTTGCCAGTTTCATCATCTGCGATTTCACGGTTGTAATAGTCATCTCGATAAAGCATGAATATCATGTTCGCATCTTGCTCAATGCCCCCAGCCTCTCTTAAATCAGACATCATAGGACGTTTGTCTTGCCTACTTTCAACACCCCTGCTTAATTGTGATAAAGCAATGATTAAGCAACCTGTTTCTTTAGCTATAATCTTTAAATCACGACTAATTTTTTCAACTTCTAAACGTCTATCTTTTTGTGGCAAGTCAGATTTCATTAACTGCAAGTAGTCGATACATATAATTTGTGGTTTATCGCTATCTCTCATAGCAATTTCTCTCACACCTTGTGGTGTAATTTGAGCATGATCTTCAATTCTAAAGTTGCTATGTTGTTTAATGTCGTTGATTGCTGACATTATTCTTTCAACTTCATCATCATTTAACCCATCTGACTTTTTAATCTTATAAAGTGGCACACCAGATATCGCAGACGTTAGACGTTCAACAATGTTGTTACCTCCAGTTTCTAAACTGAAGAAGGTAGTCGGATACCCCTGTTGTGTCAGGTTCCAAATCATATTTAATGCTAGGGCAGTTTTGCCTGTACTAGGTCGCCCTGCAAGCACGTTTAATTGTCCTTCTTCAAAGCCATGTATCTTTTCATCTAACTTATTAAAGTTCGTCGTTATAAACGTCTTAGGCGTATCTGATAAGATGTTTTCCATAACAGTTGTTAGAAATTGGTCTGTCGGGTTGTCTTTCTCGATATTTAACTCACTTAGCTCTTTTAATTGGTCGATTAGATAAGTAAAATTCTCTTTCGTTGGTACTGATTGAAACTCGCTAACTTCGACCCTAGCCTTATTCAAAATGTAGTTGTTTAAGATATTTAGTTGATCCTGCATAAAAAACACTTTGTCTGTACCTTTAGAGTTATACAGTTGTGTTAATACCTTAGTTGGTATAAATTCAGCATCTTCTCTGCTTTTGTAGTAAATCTCGTTTACATCTACTTTGCCTTGTTCAAGTACATACTCGATAAATTTTTGCGCAGTAACATCTGTAAACATTACAGGTTTGAGTTTTAACTTACTTAACAATTTAGGGTAGTTCATCAGATTTGAAACAATAGCGTGTTCGGTTGATAAAACATCAATATTCTTCATCTACAACACCCCATTCTTGTTTCATCTGCGCCCATTTTTTCTTACGTTCTTCATGACGTTTTTTGTATTCTGGGTCATGCTGTAATTTATATGCTTTAGTTTGTTCTTTAGGTATCGTGTCAATCACTTTTGTTTTAGGTTTATAAGCTAATATGTCAGATAAAGTAGGTTTATACTTCTTTTCTCTGATGTATTGCTCTGTTTTTAATAATGTCGGTTGATAGTCCCCATATTTTATTAATAGGTGTAGCCATTCTTTCAAAACTTGTTCGTCACTATCGAACTTCATATTGTAAATAGTATTGATTTTATTAAGAATGATTGCAGCCTCTTTTTTAGTCATAGGCATTTGTTATCACTCCTCGTTCAATATGTCGTCTAGTAAAGTTCCTTTTACTTGTTGTTTAGGTTGTACTTTGTTTTGAGCATCTTCTTTAGTTTTCACATTTTCTTTAGCCCAATTATTTAAAACTTGAATTAAATAACCAACATGACACCCTTTTTCTTTCGTGTAATCAGTAGCAATTTCGATAACCTCATCAGCATGTTCCCCTATATCGTCGACTGCATATCCTATCTGTTCCATTTGGTAAGGAGTTAGGTTATTATCTAAAAATGTAATTACATAATTAATCGATTTTGAGAAGACGTCGTCACTTCTATCTTCTTTATTCTTATTCTTATTCTTATATTCTTCTTCTCTTTCTTCTTCTGTATCGTTACGTAACGTTACGGTAACGTTACTTTCTATTTGGTTTTGTTTTTGTCGTTCTCTATAACGTTGTTGTCGAAGTCTATTCTTTTCGTTATGCTTGCTTCTACTATCTAAACTTTGATGTTTTTCCCAATTAGTCACTTTATAGACGCCTTGATTATCATCTATCATTCCTAATGTTTTAAATGTTTGTAACGCCAATCTGATAGAATTAATAGGTCTGTTAAATTCATTCGCTAACATCTCATCGTTGTACGGCAAATTTTCAGATAGCATAATGTAGCCATGCTCGTTATATTTACCAGCAAGTGTTAGCAATTTCACCCAAACTGTAATGATTGTGTCACGTTCTGGTAATGCCTCTATATATTTAATTTTGCTATCATCAAACATTCCGACTTTTAATTTTATCCATGATACTTCAGCCAATATCACTACCTCCTTTAAGCATATTATTTAGTCGATCGTCCACATCAACCCAGCTATCTGTTAAGTGATATTTATCATTGAATGTATCCATTCCTATTTGGTGCTGTTCCGAATGATGAGAACGACATAATGCTAATACTTGATTGCCTACATGATTTATCTTGTTACGATTGCGCCCTTTACCTACTGCATATCTATGCGCTAAGTCAGAATGTGGTTTCCCACAAATTACACAGTTGCGATTGACCGTTGACCAATATAGAAATGCTTTATCATTTTTAAGTAAGTCGCTTGTTTTATAGTTGAGTGGGATATTGTTATGAAACACCCAGTCGAGAATGACTTCGATTAATTGTCTAGCTTGTCCTCTTGAACAATTACTTAATGACAAGCGTTTATCATAGCCATTTAGAAACGTTATATAATCTTGGAACATTTCCCTCATGTATTCTCTGGGCTGTCCTGTATAAGCCTCTATATCGTTACAGAGAGCAAACACTTTCCGTCGTTGCTTATCAGTAATTAGGAATGGATCAATAGCTTTAACTTCACATTCAACTTCCAGTCCGTTATCCAGTAATAACGATGTTTTGTTATCTATATCTACATCCTCAATGACAACGGTAGTTGTACCGTCATCTTGAGTAATGTAATTTTTAATAATTGGCACTTAAATCACTCCGATTAGAATGGAAGGTCATCATCACTAATATCAATTGGACCATTAGCATTTGCAAATGGATTATTTCCTGTTGGTGCTTGACCTTTTTGTTGTTGAGGTTGGTTGTTTTGTTGATTGTTATTCTTTGGTTCTAAAAATTGAACGCTGTCAGCCACGACTTCCGTTACATATACACGTTGGCCGTCTTTTTCATAACTGCGCGTCTGAATACGACCATCTACTCCAGCAAGTTGTCCTTTTGATAGATAATTATTTACGTTTTCCGCTTGTCGTCTGAAAGCTACTACGTTTATAAAATCAGCCTCTTGTTCGCCATTTTTATTTTTATACGGTCTATTTACTGCTAATGTAAATTTTGCATTCGCTACATTACCTTCATTAAAGTTTGGATCTTTCGTTAATCTACCTACTAAAACTACTCTGTTTATCATTTGTCATTCTCCTTATCTAATTCTTTAGTTATGTCGTCTAATTTGTTATGTGCTTCAGCTATTTGCTTTTTGCTCAAATCGTTTATGTCAGAAATTTTTAACCATCGTTTTGTTTTTTCTACTGATGAGTCTCCGCCTTTTTCATTTGCTAAATTTACAAATTCATTTATACGTTCCTCTAAAATTGTTATATCGTCATCGCTTCCACTCGGCGTTTCTTCGCCTAAATATAAATAGTTACCTAGTCCAAACTTAGCTGCACATTTAACCATGCATCGCTTAGTTGCTTTGTTAATATCAAATATTGCGGTAGCACTTCCTACGGTTACCGGTTTGTTTCTAAAGTCTAATACTGGTAACCATTCACGCTTAGTTACTCCGAATACTGTTAATTCGACGCATACCATGTAACCTTCGTTGGTTTTGAGATAGGGAACAAAAAAGTTTTCATTTGTGCTATCTGGATAAGGGAACTCGATTACTCTTTCGGTATAATTTGGATCTTCTTTAGTTAATTCTTGTTGTACATACGCCCACGATAAGTAATTCAAGTTTTGTTTTTTTTCAACATGCGCACTTACATCTCTACTGTTTAATTCTCTGAACTTGTCTGAGAAGTTAGGTTGTTCAGCCATCGTTTACCTCCTCCAAATCTTCAAAATTGTATACTTTACGTGTTTCTTTCGTTTCAATTCTCGATACTTCAATCAAGTGTTTGTCCCAATCTATATCTATTTCGTCTAAACCGTTGAATTTGCGAGCATTACTTCTTAAAGCGTTGTAATTAGCATATTCTTGAGCAGTAGGTTTATTAGTGATCCAACGTCCAAAGTGATTATCTTTAATGCGATACTCTACTTCACAATTTAATATTGGCTCTTGCATTCACGTACTCCTCCGTTCGTTTATCTGCTCTGTCCGCTCTAGCATCTGCGCTTTGATATAGGCTTATATATAAATTGATATTGTCGTTTAAATCATTGATATGCTCATTAGCAGTGTCTAGTTGTCTTTTTAGACGTTTATTTTCTAAACTGATTAAAACTAAATCTTTGCTATCTTTTAGCAAGTTATTAAACTCTTTTAAAGATATAGTTACCTCTTGCATATATGTGCCTCCCGTTATATGATTAAGTTGAATAAATTTTGTTAAGTGTTTGACTGTTAGTCGTTGCAGCGACTTTCAGTCTTTTTTTGTGCGTAAAATAGTTTGTCAAAAAATAGATACGTTACTACTGACGCAGCCATTGCAATCGCTAATGCATTAGTGATGAATACGCTCATCATCATTGTTAAGAAAAATGTAACGTTGAACATCATTCCTGCGATTAAGATTGTTTTGTCTTTATCACTCATATTCTCACCTCCTTATAAATCAGTTTCGCTACTCATTAAATTGTTTTCGATAAACTCCAATGCCGGTTTAACTTTGATGTAACGTTTGCGACTATCTTCGAATTTACGAATAAATTTTTTGAATTCTTGGTTAGACGCTACTTTCTTTTCAAAATCATCTTTCGAAAGCCCGCTTACCTCAACAAAACCTTTAACATCTAAAAAGTATTTGTATTCTTGTTCCATTTATTAAAACTCCTTTCGTGTATAATGTTGTTATCCCTTAATGAAGGGAAGTGGATTGAATGAAAGCTTTTATAAAATATTCTTCCGGAGATGAATCAATCGTCGAGAATTTCCAATATCTTCTTATGAGTTCTAATAGTGGTAATACTAAAGTTTCTAAAGAAGATGTATCTTCAAAAGTATTTTCTTCAGGTAAACGTTATACTTTTGTTGGTGATAGAACAGTTAGTACTGTAAGTGCTGGAATTTCTTATATCGAATTCATCGACTAATTTCTTTAAGCAACTCTGCAACTGCTCGCAACAGTTCAGGGTTGTTTCTTGTTTCTAAGTTACTGTTTGCATGTTTTAATAAATTAAGTTTTAATTTGCTTTTTTCTTTAGCTATTTTTAGTTTTTGCAGCATGTGTTCTTCCTCCTTTAAGTTGTTTGTTCGATTGTGGGTAGAATGTCGTTATCTTTTAGTAATTCGTAAATGAACAATCTACCTTTCTGTGTCCATTTAGTATTCATGCGAACCGATGTACTACCATCTTTATGTTCAATCTCAGTAGTAGATGAATGTGTATAGCCTTTAGCGTGTAGGTTAGAATATAGTAACCACTGACCAGATTGTTTATATTGAACTTTCAGTTCATGCAGTAACTTGTTTAATGCTTGAGCCGACATTCCGTAATCTTTAGCAATCTGACCGACTGTAACTAAACTTTTATTGTTTAAGATTGTGTCTAGGTAAGATGCTTTAGGTTCATATTCAGCAATCTTTTGTTTTTGCATGCTGTTTTCGAGTTGTAGCTGTTGTTTCTCTTTTTGTTCCTCTATCCAAAGTTCAGCACGTTTGACTGGATCTTCAATCATGTAACTTGCGATAGGTTGTGAGATTTGACGTTCCATTTCATTAAATTTATTAATGTAAGCCATTTTGAAATCGTTGTGACCTTGAATGTTGAACATGTATAAAGTGAAACCGTCTTTAGTGAGTAGGTATTCTTTGTAACTTCTTTTCTGACCTTTCACTTTGTAAGTGCTAGGTATAATTAGAGAACGGAGATTTCCGTTTTCTGAAATCATAGCTTCTAGTCCTTCAATTACATCTCCATGTCTGCGTTTAATTTCGTTAGCGACAATCCGACTAGAAACGACTGCTCCTAATTCTGAATTGTTTTCAATTTGTATTTTTTGTAATGCTTGCATATTGTTTATACTCCTTTAAGTTGTTTGTGGTTCTTTTGTCGTGTTTTCACGACTTACATTTAAAAAATATATGTCTGCACTTACATCTAAGTACAAACACAGTTTTCTGACTTCTGTCATTGTAAAGTCTGCACCGTGAGAACGATTTAACTTATTGCTTACTGTAACCCTGTGTACGTCGAGCAAATCAGCAAGTACATCATGGTTAATACCTCGTTCTTTTAATAGACCTTTAAGTTTGCTATAACCTTTCATTCTTACACCTCTTTCTGTCGTGTTTTTACGACTTGTCTATTATAATACACGTTAATGTAATCTAGGTCAATACTTTTGTCGCAAATTTATAACTTTTTTTCATTTCTTCCTATATAAGTGTTGTGATTATTTTACAAATGTTGTATATTATAAATGTAGCAAATACATTACAATAAAGGAGGAACTGATATGACTTTCGGCTCACGTATAAAGAAATTAAGAAAGCAAAAAGGATTGACGTTACAACAACTTAGCGATGATTTACACGAACAATTTCCGGCAAAAGACAAAAGAAACAGTTTTACAAAAGGAAAATTATCAAACTGGGAAAATGATAAATCAGAACCAATCGCAAAAACTGTATCGCAATTAGCTACTTATTTTGGTGTAAGTATGGATTATTTAATAGGTTTGGAAGATGACATTGTTCCAATCGAAAAGATAGATAAATATTACCAAGTACCTTACTACGGTCAAGTGTCAGCTGGTAATTTCGAAACTGTGGAAGTTGATACTAAAGAATTAGAAGTACCTGATATTGCTTTTAATGGTCGAAACCCTAAAGAATGTATTGCTTTACAAGTGAATGGCGATAGTATGAATAAAGTGTTATCTAATGGCTCGTATATCATTATTCACGATTACAGACGTAATCAAGATTATAGATTGAATAATAATGATATCTTAGTTTTACGTTTAGGTGGAGAATATACTGTAAAACGAGTGAGACGAACAGAAACAAAATTACATTTAGATCCTGTCAGTTATTCAGATGAGTTTAAAACGAATACATATGATATTGACAATACAGATGAAATTGAAGTGATAGGTAAAGTTATTTATAACTATCAAATTTTCGAGTAATAAAGGAGAGTTAGGATATGAAAAGTGATTTCGAACAAGAACCAAAACACTGGGACGAATTAGTGAAAGTCCCAGTATATAGTATGAAACAATTGGAATATATGGTAAAAAACGATATACCGTTAACTGAAAACAAAGATGTTTATAAAGATTAACAGCGCCCTTTCGGCGCTTTAATATAAATTATTTTAAGGAGAAACGCAAAAATGAAAAAAGTATTAGGAATAATTGTAATCGCATTAATTTTTTTAGGCGCATGCGGGAAATCATATGAGATAAAAGATGTAACAAAAGGCTTCGAAGATGATGACTTAAACGTGAAAAATGAAAAGAAAATGTCTCACGATGATTTCGGTGCAGCACCAATGAAAGCTGAGGAAGCTAAAATTTTTGTCGTTGAGAGTGATAAACATGCTAGAATTATGAGATTTAAAAACAACGATGATTTAAAACAAACTAAAAAATATTACGATCAACTAGGAAAGGAAAGCGCAATACTATACTCTCACACATATTCTAAAGATAATTTCTTGATTCAAATGAATGGTGACATAGAGGATAGTACATTTGAAAAGTATAAAAAATCAATGGATAACACTTTAAAATAAAGGGAGAAATGTAGAATGAAAAAGGTTTTATACTTAATTTTCGCAAGTTTATTAGTATTAGGTGCATGTGGACAAGATGAGGGTAACTCGAATAAAGACGATAATAAGAAATCACAAACGAAATCTAATAAAAAGTCGAACGATCCAAAGAAAAACAACGCTTCAGATAACAAAGAAAAAACTAGTAAAGATAAACAACAAGCGAACTTAGATGATAATAGCAATTCTGAGACACGAAATAACACAGAAAGCGTATCCGACAATAACGGAAGTGAAAAGCAAGGCAGCAGTAAACCACATGTAGCTCAACAACAGAAGCCAACTAATAATGGCCGACAACAAGCCGATAGTAATCAACAACAAGCTAGCCAAAACCAACAAAATCAAGGTACACCTGTAAATAAAGATATGCCAGTTGCTCATGATGGCGGTCAAAACGGATATGGTTATGGAGATTATCTCGCTGCAAAAGAGGCAACCGAACGTGGAAAAGCACAAAATGGTGGCAAATTAGAAGGTGTGGGTGGCGCTTGGCCTGTACAAGATGGACAAAGTTTTGAGTCATGGAGACAAGCACAAGTCGATTGGCAAAATATGGTTGATTCTACAAGCCAACCAGCTAAATAATTTTATGGGTACCTAGTACCCTTATTATTTTTTTACCTTTTTGAGGAGGAATGAGTGAAAATGGCATCTTTTACAGTAACAAAACGTAAAAATAAGAACTCAACAAGCTGGCAGTATGATGTAAAACATCCTAGTTTTAAATCTGGTAAAAAGCGTAAATCTGGATTTAAAACGAAAGCAGAAGCAACAAATGCAGCACAACGTTTAATCAGAGATTTAGAAGATGGTAGCAAATTTGAAGATAATAAAAAATTTGAAGATTACTATAATGAGTGGTTAATCATTAAGAATAAAAAGAAAGTATCGCCTATGCAGTATTATTGGTATGAGCGGTCTTTAAGATTATTTAATGAATACTTTGGCAAGAATATGTTACTCAAAAACATTACACGATCAGAATATCAAAAATTTTTAAATAAGTTTGGGGACGGACACGCAGATGAAACGGTGCGTAAAGTAAATGGTTGTTTAAGTCAGTGTTTAAAAGATGCAGTGTATGACGGTCATATCAAAAAAGATCCAACATATAACATAGCTATAAACGGTACTGTTAAAGCTAAAGATGAACGATACAAATATATGAGTATCACGCATTATTTAGCGATGCTAGATTATTTTAAAAGTAGAGATGAACAAAGTTATATATTTTTATATCTACTTGCGATTACTGGTGCAAGATATAGTGATTTAATCAATATGACATACCAAGATTTGAATAAAAGTGATGGGATAATCCATTTGCCAGGTACGAAAACCAAAAATAGTAAACGTGATGTAGAAGTATCAACTAAAGATGTTCTATTGATAAATTCAAAACTAGCTAAATTACCACGACGAATTGACGGTAAACTTTTCAAATTAAGTCACAATGCTATTAAAAAATCGTTTAATCATACAAAAAAACAAGTGGGTTTAGAAAATGATAATATAACCCCTTATTCGTTAAGACACACGCACACATCTTATTTATTATCCAAAGGCCTACCAATTGAATATATAAGCAAACGACTAGGTCACGCGTCAATTTCTATTACGTTAGAAACCTATTCACATTTACTAGAAGAACATAAAAAAGAGCAAGGTCAACGTGTCAGAGAATTATTTTCTTGACACATTATTGACACTTGCTAGCTTGAAAACCCTTTGTATAAGGCTTGTCGTATGGAGACGGCGGGATAATTTTAATTTTAGAACAAGCATGAAATAGGTTTAGATATAGCATTTATCGCGCATTTTCATTAGAACAAAACAGAATAAAATAGAACTATTTTGACACGTGCTTGACACTTTTGACACAAAAATAACCGGGAATTTATCCCGGTTTTGTTTTATTCAAAATATCCAATTTCTGCAGCAACTTCTGTTAAACTTTCTTTACCTTTCAATACATCTTTAATATAACTTTCTGCATCTTCTCTATTTACGAAGAATACGCTCTCGATATAAGTTTCTTCCTGTTGATCTTTTTCTAACCATTTATCATAAAATAACTTCATATCTTCTTTTTCTAATTTATCGTGATAAGGGACTTCGTAAGTTTTGCTTGTAGCAACCTCATATAATGCACAAACTTTATAATCAACTTCTGAAAGTGTGGCAAATTCTACGTTATACTTGTAATCTCCCTCAATATCGATAAAGTATTGNGATATAGTGATTTAATCAATATGACATACCAAGATTTGAATAAAAGTGATGGGATAATCCATTTGCCAGGTACGAAAACCAAAAATAGTAAACGTGATGTAGAAGTATCAACTAAAGATGTTCTATTGATAAATTCAAAACTAGCTAAATTACCACGACGAATTGACGGTAAACTTTTCAAATTAAGTCACAATGCTATTAAAAAATCGTTTAATCATACAAAAAAACAAGTGGGTTTAGAAAATGATAATATAACCCCTTATTCGTTAAGACACACGCACACATCTTATTTATTATCCAAAGGCCTACCAATTGAATATATAAGCAAACGACTAGGTCACGCGTCAATTTCTATTACGTTAGAAACCTATTCACATTTACTAGAAGAACATAAAAAAGAGCAAGGTCAACGTGTCAGAGAATTATTTTCTTGA